GCCGCCGCCGGCGCGCGTTCTCCATCCGGACCGCCTGATGTCCGCCCGCGCCGCGGCTCTCGCCCGCGGACAGCGCGCCGCCGAAGCCGGCATGGCCGACGCCTGCATCATCCGCCGGGTCACCGGCGGCAGTACCGACCCGACCACCGCGGTGCACACCAAGACCTACCTGAGCCCGGACCCGTACACCGGCAAATGCCGGGTGCAGTCGGCGCTGGCCCGCTCGCAGCCGCACGATTCCGGCGAGGACTACATCCGACTGCTGCGCCTGCAACTGCAGGTCCCGGTCGCCGTCTCTGGCCTGCAAGTCCTCGACGAGGTCACCATCACCGCCGCCGCCCACGACCCGGACCTGGTCGGCCGCACGTTCCTGATCGCCGACCTGATGCACAAGTCGGAGCCGACCGCCCGGCGGGTGGAGATCACGGAGAGGACCGACTCCTGATGCAGGTGGTCAGTTTCACCGGTACGGAGCAGTTGGACGACCTGGTCCGCACGCTCGGCAAAGCCGTCGAGGTGACGCCGGCCGCCGTCCGGCTCGTCGTGCAGCGCGGCGCCCAAAACGTCAAGCTCACCGCGCAGCGCCGGGTGGCCGGGCTCAAGCACGCCCCGGCCTACCCGCGGGCGATCACCTACGACACGAGCGAGACGCTGTTCGGCGCGTCCGCCGAGATCGGCCCAGACAAGGCCAAGCCGCAGGGCGCGCTCGGCAACCTGATCGAGTTCGGCTCGGTCCACAATCCGCCGATTCCGCACATGCTGCCGGCCGGCGACGCCGAGCAGCCGCGGTTCGAGGCCGCCATGGAGTCGCTTGTGGTCAAGTCCTTGGCGCCGGGCCTGACGTGACGATCCAGGCCCACGCCGACGCTGTGCTGGGGCTGCTGGTGCCGGCGGCCGTGACGGTCCCGGTGCTGGACGGCTTCGTCAAACCGGGCACGGTGCGGCCGTACCTGCTGGTCTACATGTACCTGGAGACCCCGGACGGTCTCGAGGCCCCGGACGCGGTATCGCTGAACTTCGACTCCGACGTCGTCAACTTCTGGATCTACTGCCACTGCGTCGGCGACGACGCGAAGGCCGCCCGGGCCGTCTCGGCGCAGGCCCGGCTGGCGCTGCTGAACGTCACCCCGGTCGTCGGCACCCGCTCCTGCTTCCCGATCCGGAACCGGCCCGGCTCACCGCCGCGGCGCGACGAGGAGACGGGCCCGCTGGTGATGGACCAGGTCGACGTCTACACCTTCCGCAGCATCCCGTAGCCCGGGATTGCGTTACGCACCAACTGATTCGCGCGCCGGACGACCGGCGGCTTCGCCCTGCCCAACGTCTAGAAAGGGGTGCGCCGTATGGCGCTCCAGCCATCCCAGTCGGTCGTCACGACCGGTACGACACCGACGCCGATCACGCCGACGGCCTCGGACACGATCGCCGCGGCGAGCTTCGGCGTGGCGGGCGTCTACATGCGGGTCATCACGGCCGGCACAGCTAGCAACGTCGCCGTCCTCGATCCGAACTTCACGGCGCAGAGCAACCCGGGCACGGTCACCGCGGTGCCCTGCCCGGCGACCGGTGTCCGCATGATCCTCATCCCGCGGTCCGCGATCAACCCGGCCACGGGCGTCGCGACGGTCACGTTCTCGGCCACCGCGGCCGTCACCTACGAGCTGTACGCCGCCTGAGGAGCTGCACGCGATGAGCGAACCGAACACGTACTGGATGGTCGACGCGGAAGGCGCGAAGGCGCTCATCGTCGGCGACGAGGCCCGCGACTTCTGGACGGTGCACGGCTGGTCGGAGTCGACCGAACCGGTCGACCTGGAATTCGTGTGGCTCCAGCACGGCCAGACCGAGGGCCGGGCCAAGTTCAACGCCCAGGCCGTGCCGCTGTGGGCTCCCCGGGGCTGGCACCCGTCGGACCCGCCCGCGCCGGTGAATCTGGCGGTCGCGCACCGCGAGGTCATCGAGCCGCCCGCCCCGGCCCCGGCTGTGGCTGCGTCGCCGTCCACCGTCCCCGCATCCAAGTCCGCGGCCAACGCCACCAGCGGCGACAAGAAGGAGTAGGTAGATGCCCGATATCACCGCTGACGGCAAGACCCGCGTCTTCTGGGTCTTCTCGATCGCCAGCCAGGCCGCCCCGACGGTCGCCGAGCTGAACGCCGGTATCCAACTCAACTCGACGATGACCGCCGACGGCCTGGCGGGTTTCAACCCGTCCACCGCCGACGTCGACACGTCCGCGCTGGACTCGATCTTCAACACCACCGTCAACGGCCGCACCAGCTTCAGCAACACGCTGCTGCGCCTGAAGCGGCAGTCCGGCACCGACACCATCTTCACCACGCTGACCCGTGACACCGCTGGCTTCGTCGTGGTCCGCCGATCCATCGCGGCCTCGACCGGGTGGGCCTCGACGCAGCTGTGCGAGGTCTACCCGGCCGTGTGTGAAGAGGTCAGCCGGCTCGACCCGGCGCCGAACACGATCGAGCGCTACGAAGTGGGCATCAAAATCACCCTGTCGCCGTCGCTGCGCGCCACCGTCGCCTAACCTGCGCGACTTCCTCTTTTCGCCACCTCACTCCGGGGTGGCTTTTTCGTGCCCGGCCGGTGCCACCCGACGCCGGCCGGGCGCCCATCGGGTATCGGGTAGGGAGAACAATGACCGCCGACTACAAAGCGATGCGCAAGGCCGCACGGCTGCCGGAGCGCACCGTGCCGATCTGCTTCCGCGGCGACCTGGTCGCCGAGTTTGAGGGCCTCGACCGCGAGTTGCAGGAAGCCAAGCTGGCCAACCCTGACAGCCTCGACTCCGGCACCGGCGCCCTACTGGAACGCATGGACGCGGTGCAGGCCGAAATGCGGGAGAACACGTACCCGGTCGTGCTACGCGCCATGGCGTTCCCGGACTACAACGCGTTCATCGCCAAACACCCGGCACGGCGCGACCCGGAGAAGGACGAGATCGTCCGCGACGATGTCGCCCTGGGCGTCAACGTCGAAACGTTCTGGCCGGCATTCATCCGGGCCAGCATCATCGACCCCGAACTGCCCACCGACGCGGACTGGGAAGAGTTCGTCGCCGGGATCACCGACTACCAGTACAGCCAGATCGGCAACACCGCGTTCGCCCTGAACCGCTCCGGTGTCGACATCCCTTTCTCGCACGCCGCCTCAGCGATGAAGCGGCCTACCGCCGACGAGTAGAGACCGCCGACCGACTCGGCATCCCGGCGTCGCAACTCGACGGCCGCGAGCCGGCCACCATCACCGAGCACGAGTACGACGACACCGGCCGGCTGGTCCGCTCGGTGACGACCAGCGAACCGCGCTGGACCGAGCAGGACCGCGGTGAGGCCCTCGCCCTGGCGCTGTATCGGGAGCGGCCGTGTCCGTGCGGCTGCGGCAACCCGGCCGAGCTGACGCTGATCCCCGAAGAGGCCGGCCCGCAGTGGGTGGTCGAGGAGACCACCTGCACAGCCCGGCTCGCCCTGCTCGAAGCCCAGCGCGGTGTACGCGAGAAACGCGGCCCCAACGCCCTCGACGCCGGCCTCTGGTCGGTGCGACCCCGGAAGAGGTGAGCTGTGCGCACCATCGGCGTCAAGCTCACCGCGGACACCACCGGCTACATCTCCGGCCTGGCCCGCGCCGCCGCGGCCACCAAAGACTTCACCGGCCAGATGGACAAGGCCGCGAAGGCCGGCAAGCTCGACCACGTCGCCGACCAGGCCGCACGGTTCGGAATCGCCGGGGTCGCCGCGTTCGGCCTAGTCGTCAAATCCGCCGCCGACTTCGACAAGCAGATGAGCGCGGTCTCGGCGGCCACACACGCCGGTAGCGCCGAGCTCGGCACGCTACGCGCCGCCGCACTACAAGCGGGTAAGGACACCCAGTACTCCGCGACCCAGGCCGCCCAGGGCATCACCGAACTGTCCAAGGCCGGCGTGGCCACCGCGGACATCCTGGGCGGTGGCCTCAAGGGCGCCCTGTCGCTGGCGGCGGCCGGGCAGATCGAGGTCGGCGACGCCGCCGAGATCGCGGCCAGCGCGATGACCCAGTTCAAACTGTCGGGCTCCCAGATCCCGCACGTCGCCGACCTACTCGCCGCCGGCGCGGGCAAGGCCCAGGGATCCGTGCACGACCTGAGCATGGCCCTCGACCAGTCCGGCCTGATCGCCGCCCAGACCGGCCTGTCCATCGAGGACACCACCGGAACCCTCGCCGCGTTCGCGAGCGCCGGCCTGCTCGGCTCCGACGCCGGCACCAGCTTCAAGACGATGCTCCAGGCGTTGCAGGCCCCGTCCAGCAAGTCCGCCGACCTGATGAAACAGCTCGGCATCAGCGCGTACGACACGCAGGGCAACTTCATCGGCATCACCGCGCTGGCCGGCCAGCTCAAGACCCAACTCTCCACGCTCACGCCCGAGCTGCGCGCCAACGCCCTCGCCCAGATCTTCGGCTCCGACGCCACCCGCGCCGCCAGCGTGCTCTACGAACAGGGATCGGTGGGGATCCAGAAGTGGATCGACAAGACCAACGCCGCCGGCTACGCCGCCACGACTGCCGCGAAGCTCACCGACAACCTCAGCGGCGACCTGGAGCGCCTCAAGGGCTCACTTGAGACCCTGGCCATCTCGTCCGGATCCGGTGCGGCGAGCGGCCTCCGTACCCTCACCCAGGCTGCCAACGGCGCCGTCAACGCTTTCCTCGACCTGCCCGCAGGACTGCAGTCGGCCGCGGTGCAGATCGCCGGAGTGTCTGGTGGCCTGCTACTCACCGCAGCAGGGTTCATCAAGGCACGCAAGGCGAGCCGGGAGTTCATCGACGAGATCCGCGCTATCGGTCCGATGGGTGTCAGCGCGGCGGATGGCATCGGCAAGATCGCGGGCGTGGCCGGACGGCTCGGTCTCGTGGGCGTGGCAGTAACCGGCGCCTTCATGGGATTCAAGCTCTTTGGCGATTGGGTCGAGAAGAAGCACGCACCCGTGAAGGCCGATATCGACAAGCTGACAGCCTCGATCAAGGACTTCGCGGCGACGGGGCAGGTGACCGGCGAGCTGGCGAGCAAGTACGGCGCCAACCTGCAGAAAATCGGCGCGGCTGTCGTAGGCGTGACGAAAGGCATGGCCGACCTCAAGCAGGCCCAGGCCGATGTCGCATCCGGGTTGTCGGATCCGTCGGTGTATGCGAACTGGAACCCTGTCGACCCGCAGGCCCTTCAGCGGATCAGGGACCTCGACACGTCGCTGACCCAACTCGTGAGCTCCGGCGGCGCTAACCAGGCCGCGATCTTCATGCAGCAGCTGGCCGGGTCGGGGCGGCTCACCGCCGACCAGTTCCAGAGACTCACCGGGATGCTGCCGAACTACACGCAGGCGACCCAAGGTGCGGCGACGGCGAATTCAGGGCTAGCAAAAGGATTCGGCAGTACCGAGGCCAATGCGAAGTCGATGACCAGCAGCCTGCAGGAAGCCATCAACGCCGGCCAGACCATGACCGACGTATGGACCCAACTGAACGGCGCCACGCTCGGCACGGACCGCGCCATGCTCGCCGCCCAGCAATCGATCGATGACGTGCGAGCAGCGTTCAAGGCCAACAAGAACGCGGTCGACGACAACTCCGAGGCGGCCCTGAAGAACCGGGTGGCCATCGGCTCGGCCGCCGAAGCGGCCGTGAAAGCAGCGCAGGCCAAGTACGAAGAGACTGGCTCGATCAAGGCGGCCAACGTCGTATACGACGGCTACATCGGCCAGTTGCGCAAGACGCTGACGCAGTCGGTTCACAATGAGACCAAGGTCAATTCCCTAATCGGCGCATACGCCAAGATGCCGAAGGAAGTGACCACCGACGTCAAAATCATCGGCGCCAAGACGGTCGCCGCCGCGCTAGCCAGTCTCGGCGACATGCAGAAGGCGCTCAAGAACGGCACAGTTCCGGCGGGCGGCTGGAATGCCGCCTCCGGCGCGCTGGCCAAGGCGATCAACGATCCGAAGATGCGCGCCGGTGGTGGTCCGGTCAACGGGCCGGGCTCCGAGACGTCGGACTCGATCCCGGCGATGCTGTCCAACAACGAGTACGTGGTGCAAGCGAGCTCGGCGAAGAAGCTCGGCCTGAACACGATGGAGCACATCAACAAGTACGGCGAGCTGCCGCACTTCGCTGCTGGTGGCCTGGTCAACTGGCCGTATCCGGTGACCGCGGCCATGACCCGGATCCCCTCGCAGAAAGAGGCCGCCGCCGCGGTCACGGTGCCGATGGGCTCGTGGCCGTCGAGTCCGGCCGCGCAGCGCGGGGACTCTGGGGTGTGGCGCTCGATCGTGTCGCTGGTGAAGGCGTCCGGTATCCCGTACGAGTTCGGCAACGCCTACCGCCCTGGTGATCCGCTGTGGCACGGCTCGGGCCGGGCGGTGGACTTCATGGGCTTCAACCAGGACCGGCTCGCGAACTTCTTCATGGCCCGCAAGCCGCAGGTGCTCGAGCTGATCCACCGCACCGACACCCGCGACTACGGCGTGACCCGCGGCCATGACGCGCCGATGCCGCACCAGTGGCCGCTGCACCGCAACCATCTGCATGTGGCGATGGCGGCCGGTGGCGTACTCACCGAGCCGGTGCTGGGCTTCGGTGCGTCGGGGCGGTCGTACTCGCTGGCCGAGAACGGGCCGGAGACGGTCATGCCGGGCGTGTTCGCGTCGACCGGCGGCGGCACCACCTACGTGACCAACGTGACGGTGCAGGCCGGGTACATCGTGTCTGAGCAGCAGTTGCAGGACAAGATCACCCGCACGATCGACAAGCTCAAGAGCAAGGGCCGGTTCTAGTGCCGGCCGGCCGATACAGGGTCTTCGTCGACTGGCTCGGCGACGGTGATTTCACCGACGCGGGCGACGAGGTCACCCGGCGGGTTCTGGACGGCCGCGAACCGGTGACGATGCAGTACGGCCGTGACCAGGACCGGGCGTTGTCCCCGATCTCGGCGGGCGAGGCCCGTTTCGCGCTCAACAACCAGTCGAGAGACTACTCCGCGGAGA